CACATGGGCGAAGTAGGAGTACGACTACCTCCCTCGACCAGTATAGTAATAGCATCTTCATAGACTCTGTAGATGCTGCGCACCGTGTCCATGGTCTGCAGTATGCGAATATCTGACGGCAATGGGCCCAGTGCAGTTTCTATGGCACTGGTTATGATAAATGTTGGTTTCATATTACACCATGATGTGTTGCATACCAGTGCGGCGAGTTGTCTGTGGGATCAGTTCGCGCATCAGTATGTTGGTTATAAGACGATCGTTGGTCTGATCGCAGAATTTAAACTCAGCAGGAAACTGCAGGCCTGCATTCAGACAATCGGTCAATAGTTTGCCAAAGCAGAAGAAGGTAACGTCGTCACGCTCCATGTTGCGTTTGAACTGACAGTAACTATAGGGCCCGCTGTTCTTGCCTACTATGAGGCTGGCTCGCTGACTTAAAAAGGCAATCTGGTTCAGATCTGATTCTAAGTTAAAGATATTAGATGTGTAGTACAGATTGTCGTGTTTTAATCCTACGTCATGGGTAGCCACAAAAGTTTCTTGTGGAAACTCTCGGCACAGATAGTCTATGGTGAAGCGTAGATCGCCTACGCCGCTCTGACCAGAGTTGGCTGGCCCATTGCAGAACAAATTGATGCGGCCGGCCAGGGTTAAAAAATCCAGGGCGCCTTCGACATTGTATTGATTAAAATCAATCTCGGGCAGATAGTCATGTGGATTGGTGCTCTGAGTTACTGGACGTCCCAGTATGTTGGTCAGTTGTTCACAGTACATTTCATACATTCTGTGCTGTATGATGTAGTTACTGTGCTGATGATATCCAAATAGTTCGCCCTGAAAGGCACCGCACCAGGTATTGATGTACAGGGTATCATCAGACTGGGCAATGCGCACCATGCGATCAATTTCGGGAATGTCTTTGAGTGCTACATGTTCACAACCCAGGTCCTTGATGATGTCAGCATGATTTTTATGGGCATAGCTGAATTTGATGTCGGGCAACTGCTGCATGATGCTGCGCACCCAGCCCTTGCCCACAAAGCAATCGCCATTGTGATATTGATTGAAGAATACTATGTTGTTAATCATTTTTTCTTTCCTATGACTTCAAAGCGTGGGCAGGGTACGATGAACTGACCGCCGCCGTCCAGGAAGGCTTTTTCACGCTCCATGAACTCGTCGATGAAGTGCCAGGGCAGCACCAGCATGTAGTCTGGTGGATTGGCTCGCATTTCTTCTTCACTGATGATGGGAATGTCAGTACCAATGCTGCGCAGACCAAACTTATATGGGCTTCGTTCCACCAGTGCGCCAATGTCGTCCTTGGTCAGACCAAAGTATTGCAGCAGGGTATTGCCCTTGGTGGATGCACCATAGCCATACACAGTCTTGCCCTGCTGTCTGAGTTCACGAATATAATTTACCACATCGCTGCGAAGCTCGGCAATCTCCTGCCCAAAGTCACGCCAGAGTTTCCAGTTGGCTACACTGTACCATTCTTCTAGTTCCATCATGCCCTGGATGCGCATATTGCAGACATCCCGCAGTGGTGCTGTACCAAATGCTCGGGGATTGCCCTTGACCTTCTGGAAATAAATTCTGAAGCTGCCGCCATTGGTGTCGTTCAGGCTGGCATCCACGATGCGGAATCCATGCTGTGAAAACAGGGTATGCAGACTCTGCAGATCATAGTAGTAGACATGCTCATGGCAAATGTTATCAAAAGCCATCTGTTCAATCATCAGCGGCGTATAGCTCATCTGCAGCACAATCACACCATCGTCGTCCAGACATTCTTCCATGTCTTTGACAAACGGATGTGGATCGTTCAGATCATAGAACATGGCAATGCAGGTTATAACCTTGGCCTTTTTATCACTGACCTTGAAGAAGTTTTCCTTGGTAAAGTAGTCCTGCACAATGGTGCCGTGTTTGCTGCTTTCAGCCAGATAGCTGTCGTCGCAGGGATCGATACCAATGCGGGTTACCTTGGTGGGTACATTGCTCAACAGTGTGCCATCGTTGCAGGCAATATCCAGCCAGACATCGCCTTCCTGTAGACTCACACGCTCAGTAATCTCCTGCACAATTCTGCTGAGCTCACGGCGCATGCTGGCATTGATACCCGACCGATACCAATAGGTTCCCCACATGCTGTCATGTGGTGCTATGGCATCGGGATGCAGACGAGCTGCTCCTAATTGCTCGTCCAGGTAAAGATCCAGACTATACTTCTTTCTGTCTGCGGGCTGTTCTTTGACAAAGTCACTGACAAACATTTCACCCATGCTCAATAATTTTTTCATTTTCACTCCTTGTAGGATTTTTCCTCGACGATTGTAGAATTATATGTTCTATTTATTAGTGACTTGACTCGCATTCTGCGATCATTGGTCTGATGTATGGCCTGCGCAGTACGTATAAACTGTTCGCCAGTATCATCTTCGGCAGTCAGAAATCGAATTCGATCCTCCAGATCCCATAAACTGCTGTTCACTGATTTTAGTCTGGCCATGAGATGAATGTAGTGACGATGCTGATCAATGCGTAGTTGTTGAACTATCTGCAGCAGCTGATGTAGTTCGGTCAGAACATTCAACAATTTCTTTTCGTCAGTGATGTGTTGTTGCTTGAGTCTGAGTATGCTGATCTTGTCCAGCAGCTCTCCTACACTCACAGGTATCAGAACATTCATGGCGCATTCCTTTCATGCAGAGCCAATTTCAAATCATGTACACACATATCAGCCACCAGATCATCAAAACTGTATTCCGGAGTCCAGCCCAGCTGAGCTCGTGCCTTGCTGCTGTCGCCCAGCAGGAAGTCCACGTCGGCAGGCCGATAAAACTCAGAGCTGATCTCAATGATGCGCCGGCCTGTCTTGCGATCAATGCCAATTTCGTTGATGCCACGCCCACTCCATTCCAGATCCATGTCGTGCCAGCTGCAGGCAGATTCACAGAAGGTACGCACACTCTGCGTCTGGCCCGTGGCAATAACATAATCATCAGGCCGATCCTGCTGCAGCATCTGCCACATGGCGCGCACATAGTCACGAGCATGACCCCAGTCACGTTTGCTGTCTATGTTGCCCAGTTTGATGACTTCGTTGCTGCCTGCCTTGATGCGACCCAGTGCTCGGGTAATCTTGCGTGTAACAAAGGTCTCGCCACGTCGTGGAGACTCATGATTGAACAATATGCCATTACTGGCATGTATGCCGTAGCTCTCGCGATAGTTTATGGTGAGTTGATGTGCAAACACCTTGGCACATCCATAGGGACTGCGTGGATAGAATGGAGTAGTCTCCTTCTGCGGAGTCTCCTGCACCAGTCCAAACATCTCAGATGTGCTGGCCTGGTAATAACGAATCTTGTTGCTGAGATCCAGATAACGTATGGTGTCCAGTATGCGCAGTGGACCCAAAGCATTGACGTCGGTGGTATATTCTGGTAACTTGAAGCTAACCATGACATGACTCTGTGCTGCCAGGTTATAGATTTCATCATACTCATTCTCACCAATGATGTTGCGTAGATTGTTGGCGTCGCCCAGATCCGAATAGTGCAGCTGTAGCAGCTCTCGGATATGACGCAGGTGTTGTGGATTTTCGTTGGTGCTGTTGCGGCGTATCAGGCCATGCACCTCATAGCCTTTGCTTAGTAAAAGTTCGGCTAGATAACTACCATCCTGGCCATTGATGCCAGTAATTAGGGCTTTCTTCATGCTATTCCTTCATCAAGGATAATAATACAAGGGCGGGTTTCCCCGCCCTGGGTCAGGCTACGTGCTTGGCTTCATACTCCATGCGTGCAAGTATATATTCCCTGACAATGTCGCTGCGTACAATGTCCTGCACATCAAACTCCACGGTGCGGAAGCTGGGCATCATGTCGGCTATGGCCATGAACTTCTTCAGGCCACTGAGATCACCTTTCTTATACAGATCGGTCTGACGGAAGTCACCGCAGAAGATAATACGGGATCTATCGCCAACTCGAGTCATAATTGAGTTTAACTCCATGTCGGTCATGTTCTGACATTCATCTACAATGACTATGCTGTCATCCAGGGTAATGCCACGAACAAAGCTGGTGATCATGAAGTTCACTACCTTTTGTTCCTGTAGTCTTTGAAACGCATCATGACGATTATAGAATAGTCTGTGGCAAATGTCAATATAGGGGGCGGTATATACTTCGGTTTTCTCCTTTTCATCGCCGGGTAGATGTCCGATGTCGCGGCTGGGCACTGCACTGCGCACCAGAACCACCTGTTGTAGACTGTTGCTGCGATCCATTACTTCTTCCAGCGCCTTGTACAACGCTATGAAGGTCTTGCCTGTTCCTGCCACACCGTGCAGCAGTATACACTGGGCTCCTTGTTGATAGAGTTCAAAAAATTTATTCTGATTTTCCGTCAGTGGGTCAAAAGTGCAGAGATCATCCAGAGTCAATTTCAGTTTCTGGTGAGTACTTTTGAGTGTTACTGCGGGAGCAAGTTGAAGAGCTTGTTGTGTATTCTTCTTTGCCATGGTTGCCCTTTTGTTGTTGGTTGAGAATTCAGAAAAAGAAAACCCAGACGTACGAGCATCATCTCGCAGAGGTCTGGGCCTAGTTGATCTTTTTCTGACGGTCAATTCTTTACCATTTTGAATTTAGCGTGGAATGTCTGCCATTGGCAGCGTGTATGCGTTGGAGTACCTCCTTGAATCCTCCGTCTATTTTTCTGATTCCAAGTCTTACTGGATCACCCATGGCTGGAGCACCTGCGATAGTTTTAATAACTGTTCCTTCTCCCTGGCAACTGGGGCAAGGCTGGGTCGTAGGTAGGTGCATGTCGGCTATGCGGTGAAACCCTTCAAAGTCGTGATTGCATTTCTGGCACTGATATGAGTATGTCGGCATACGGTTATTTATGTAACTAATTGTTTGATGAGCTCATCTCGAGCCAGATTTTTTGCCTTGCTTTCACATTGAATATCGAAGTCTGGTGAAAAACTCAGCGCCCAGTCGTTGACTGCGGTGTTCCAGTAGAAGTCCGAGTGAGCTCGCAGCTTACCACGAGCGAGCCCCGAGGCCAGCAGACGTTCAAGGTCGGGACGGGTAGTTGTGTCATGACCGGCCAGGACATCTTCTCTAGATATGGAATAGTGCATAGCAGGGCGAACGCCACGCCAGCTACTTTTAATACGTGCAACGCGTTGGTCATCTGGTTCAAGATATTCTCCGGTTCTTACCCAATGGTGGTGGATGTCTAACACCAGCGCGCAGTGGTCAACGAGCTTGAGGCTCTCATCAACTCCGTGCTTGGTTTCGTCGTTTTCAATGGTGATGCAGTTTCGTGCTTCGGGGCTGAGACGATGCAGAGTGTCGATGATGCCTTCGGCACCGCGCCGACCCGCAATGTGGACATTGATTTTGAAGTCCTGAAACGATCTACCGTAGCCCATCCATCTAGCCATATCTGCATGATATTCAAACTCCTCGATGCTGCGTTCTACAATGGCTTCGTGGTGACTAGCCAGTACACAAAACTGACCAGGATGAAAACTAAGCCGCACGCCATGCTGGCGCGCCAGCTCACCCACGGGAGCAAAATGCTGCTCACAATAACTGCGAACATCAGCGCGCTTCCAAAAATAGCTCCAGGTAGGCTCGGTATAAACAGGCAAAATATCGCTACCAAGGCGCACCATCCTACGACGTTCATCCAAACCTCCTACACGATCCACCAGTAGTCTGATGCTGTTAATATTATGCACCATGAGATCCCAGAGTCGCTGTTCGGCGACATCGCGGTGCTGACGGTTAAGCCAGGCAACAGTAGTAACTCTGGTATTGAGTGCGCGTGCGGCATCGTCTTTGCCAAATCCGTCAATCTGTTCAGCAGAATCGATCCATTTACAACAAAAGCCAATTTTAGGTGTCATGATATAATTATAGCAGGTTTCACATCTGATGTCGAATGTTTATGTGCTCGATGCTAGCCAAAATACTACTAGCAAGGCGCCGAGATCTACTGCTAAGTAATCCATTGGTGCTAGCCTGACGCAGACAAAATTCCACACTCTCAGCATCCAGAGTTGACAGCGTATCTGCTGTGCAGTGACCCAGTCCAGCGCCATGGAGATTGACTGCGGCAACAGTAAGTTCAATTTCTTCATCGGTGTAGAGACTTATAACCAGAGACTTGTGTACTCTGGGTCGTTGCGGAAAGTTCAGTATGGTGGCCATACTGATATTTATCAATCATGGTTTGTGTATCCTTAATAGTTTAACCTGCTCATTGGGTGCCAGATAACAGCGTATGGCCACGGTTTTGCCAAAGCTGGTTGGACTCTGCAGAGTGGTAACTTCACAAAGCCCGTGCTGCAGAATAAAGGTAGCCAGCTTGTGTGCCAGTGCACTGCGTATGGTCTGCCGCCAGGTTTCGTCGTCGATGTGCACCAGGTTAATATCGCTGATTTCTGTTTTAATGGTCACCATCTTGCCACCTATGGCATAGTCAGTCACCTCAACTGGATCGTTAAAACCCAGAGGCAATTGACCCCAGATATTGTTGGGTGGCAAAGCCGCCATTATTTCACATCCTCGGCGCGGTCTGCCACACTCTTGTCGGATCTAAATTCCACGAAGACGGGAAGAAATAAACTTGCAACGCTGGACGTCTTGTCTGTGATGCGGGCGTTGTATTTGATGGCAACGATTCGTCCGATGCTAGACTCAGCACTAATGTTATCACGATCAGCATCGCTAAAGCCCGTACCCACATTGACTCGGATACCACCACAATCAGACTCAAGCACCAAAGCGCCAAGACGACCCACATTTTTACCTGTCCCTTCTTCCCAATCCACGACGCGGAGGTCGCATTCTAGCTCGCCCTTGAACTTAATCAAGGCCTTGCTGCGCTTGTTCTCCCAGATGCCTTCCCGAGTCTTGAGAATGATACCTTCCTGGCCAGCGGCCAGCAGTTGTTCAAACATTCTGCGAGCCTCAGAGTCATTCTGAACCTTCTTGGTCTCCACCAAACTCACCAGATGGCTAAGCTGGCGTGCATCGCGATGCAGTGCGTCAATACAGTCATAGAGTCGGGTAAGACGATCACTGTAGGCTACTGCCTCACGACCAGCTTCAAATCCCGACATAGTAATGGCATCCCAGACTGTGGCACGCACCATGTTGGCTTCTTTGACACTCATGGTGCCTTTGACTGCTTTGTTCAAGATACCATTGCCAGTCTTGCGATCCAGCATCTTACCAGCCTCATCCACCACCATGAGCTCGCCATCGAACACCATGTCTATACCATACCATTCTGCCATTTTGCGGAACGGTATTTCAAAGTTCGGATCTGGTATGTTGATCTCCTTGCCATTGCGGCTGCGGAACTCTACCTTGTTGCCCTTGACTATGGCATTGAAGCGCATGCCATCCATCTTGACCTGAGCAAATGCAGGCCAGGTTACTTTGTCTACCAGCTTCTGGTCATAGGCACTGGCCAGCATGCAGGGATATTCAGGAATCAGACCAGGCCAGATTTTATTCACCGTGGCATCGCTCACACCACAGCGCAGATCCTTGGCAATGATGCGTTCAATGACCAAGGCATCCTCTACACTGACGCTGCTCAGCACGATGCTGAGATGGTCAATACCAGCATTGCCTGTCAGAGTACGGTTGCTGAGCAGGCCCAGCCGAGTCATGGCATTGTCCAGAGTGTCCTGCTTCTTGGGATTAAGATTCAGGGTATAGTCTGGAATCTTGCGAATATAGAAATTCACAAAAGGATTCAGCGCCAGGTTCAGCACACGCTTCAGAGTCTCGTTGTTCTGATTCAACTTCAGAATCTTTTCTTTATAGAGCCTGCTGTTATTGCTGGCCAGGTCATCTAGAATATCTTTAATCACAGAGCACTCCCATACTTAAGTAATTGACGACGCAGATGCTGCAGCACAAAATTCCAATGCTGTTTGGCCCAATCACTGCGAGCCGATTCCAGCACTGCCTCGACTCGTTCCATGCGCTGTATGGTCAAATCAATCATATATTCTCCTCGAAATGAAGTCTTTACGTCATCATTATAGCAGAAATTGTGATTGGTGTCAAGCATTTTTACCCAGAGCGTGGCTGTATCGATGTGCGCGAACTTCGCAGCTCATGTTGTTCTGCAGGGTTTCGATCTTGGTTCTTACTTCGTCTTCGCTGCGAGCTATGCCGCCGTAGAGCCAGCTGTGCATTCTGCCAATGCTGTCTTTCTTGGCATATTCCAAGATCCAAAATACATCGTTATATCCCGTATGCATGATCAGTCCAGTTCTCCGCCTTCGGAACCTTCGGCGCCAATGTGTCGGGTTGATACACGCTGCGGCGACGCAGTAATGGTCTCATACAGAGTCTCAAACTGTTCATGCTCGGCTACCTCTTCGCTATAGTTACGGCGATGGTAGACTCGTGCCATGCGTCGGAAAATCTTCTTGTCTAGTTCAAACTGGTCACAGGTTGTCTTGATGATGTCCCGCACCAGATCACGTTCAGCTTCAGACCTTGTCAGGCTGTTGCTTATCTCCTGCAGTGCCTGCTCGATCTTTTTTCGATCCGCTGGGTTGCTGGGTATATTCATTACGATACTCCTCTACTGAGTGAATGGGCCAAAAGATGCGCACTGGTTTCCAGTAACGCGAAATAATATTATTGATGACTACTGCGCCGGCTGTGAGCGTAATAAGCCCCAGCATGACCAGTATGGTGCCAACAAAAAAGAACGCTGCTTGCTCTATGGTCATGATACTTCCAGGTCAGGTTGGTTGCGTGACTTTTTGTCCTTAACACGAACCTCGCTGGCCAACTGTGCCTGCACGACCTGACGACGAAGTTCGCCACGACGATGTGCATCGTGTTCGTGATAGAACATAAACTTAAGATACTTCTTCATGCGAAATGCTGCTGTGGGTCTTAACATTAACCTCTCCTCATGGTGCTGATGTCCTTGGCGGCCTGATCATTGAAGATAGGAACCATGTTGCTTTTGTGCATGGTGCCTATGCCAATCATCTTGTCGCCAGTATAAACCTTGGTCTGAGCCGGCGCAGTACTACCCTTGCCAGTATCCAGACTAGGAAATCTTCGTGGATCTCGGTCCGCAGGAATGCTGAGTCGATAGCTGTCCTTGAGCTCGCGTTTCATAGCCTTGACCTTCTTCACAGGATGTCGCTTCAGCAGTTCCTGCCAGTCAGCCTCGAGCTCGCGAGCGCGTTGTGCATCTGCCGCGGACCGAAATTTCTGTTTACCTTTTTTCTTGCCCTGCATGCTAAGCCAGGGACCTTCGAGATGCATGCTCATTTTTTGATTGATACCGCAGAGTGGAAGAATGCATGTAGTATAACTACTGACGTCCAGCTTGTCAAGCTGAATTCAATGTTTAGACCAAACAAAGTATTCAAAGCCTGGATTACCAGCAAGGGACCAATGACCACAAACAATATGGCCAGCAGGATGAAAAAGGTCAGCCCCCAGGCTGTGTTGTTCACATTCAACTTCATAACAATGTCTCCTTAGTTACAGATGCTTTGCGTGGCTACTGCTACACCGATGTTGTTGTACAGATACTCGGTACGACATTCTGGATAACGATAGAACCAGGTCGAAGGTGGCGGTGCGTTATAGGGTTGTGCAGGAACTGCTCCCCGTGCTGGCGGTGCTAACTGCACGCCTGCTGGATAGATGGGCGCGGGCTGGGCCGCACGATTCAGCTTGTCATAGATCCAGAATCCAGCCACACCTGACAGCACACCCTGCTCGAAGGCACCCCAGGCCAGAGCCTTGGTACTGACCAGAGTCAGCAATGCTGCGGTTAAAAGATACTTCTTCATTTGATACTCCTTACTTGTTATAGTCGATCCAGCTGCCAGCACGCTGAAGATCTCGACCCGCACCAGAAACTGCGCCACCTAGGGTACCGCAGGCTGACAACATGGTTACCAGAACAACAATGATCACGTTACGCATAATGTCCTCTTAGAATGTGGTTACAATGCAGTCACTGGGCCGACGCACGCTGTTGCGCTTCTTGCCAAGACCGCGGCCTACCACTGCCTTGCGGGCTCGCTCCTGTGCTGCCTTGGTAATCTTGACCTGAGGTACAGGCTCTTTGGTGAACACAAAACAACGCACGCCATCAACAATTCGAACTTCCATGATATAGCTCCTGATCAGTTATACAATGCTTCGTAGACATATTCCTTCACAGCGGTGTCTGTGGCCTCGCCAAAAGCCTCGACATCATACCAGGCCAGGTCCCGCAGATTCTGCTCTACCAGCTCCCAGTCTGATTTGTGTTGGCGGTGGTAAGCAACGATAAAGGCTACAGCAGCGTTACCGCGATCACTGAACATTCCGAAGTTTTGCATTTCTAGGTCCTTTCTCATTTAACGTACCACTATTATAGCAAAAAAGCACCATTCTGTCAAGCCTTTTCTTGGCTGCTTATGCCTTGATCTGCTTGGCTCCGCAAGGCATTAGCAAAATATTAAGACTTTTCTGCCTGTTTTTCAGGCAGAATTTCTGGGAAAGCACGGCGCACCAGAGACTCCGTCAAGCCTTTATACTTCTTCTGCAGCTGCTTGTCTTTTAGAGCGATCAGCATATCAGCCTCGATGCCGTTGATGCCCTCCAGCATCTGGATAAAGATGTTCTCTATCTGTATGCGTTTAACATTCTTGGGTCGGCGTGGATGATTCTTGATCAGCAGATACAGACGCTTGCTCTCAGCATAGAAGTTGGTCTCGGCCATGTTTACTGGATGTGGGCTTCGTTTGTAGGGCGGCTCACCTTTGGGCAGATCGAATTCATACTGCGGATCAAAGTTCAGTGCCAGCACATACTTCAGCGTAGGACCATTTTTGTGGCTACGTAGAAGCTGGATGCGCTCATCCTCGTTCTTGGTTTGACTGATTTGTTCGAATAATTCAGGTAATAGTAGATGCATTAAAATTCTCCGATGTGTTCCATCATATTCTTCATGCGGTGTTCCATGAAGTAGTTTAGTAATTGGCTGCGGTCCTTCTTCACACGACCAGTCCAGGCACCGAGAATGTTGTCTCGTACTGTGTCGGGAATATAATCAAAGTCGATGAGATAACGGTTGCGTTGGAAGTTACGTGCTACCTCCACGGGCACGTGTTGATGAAAGTCATCCATGGGGATTCGTTCCCACTCGGCCAGACGCTTCTTGGTTATGGGCTTCTGACGACTCTCGGTAACAAAGCAGTCGTCAGGGCTCAGGATATTGGGAATGCCATCGCCCTTGTCGCCATTGACGATGTGCTCCAGCAGATAACTTTGAATGCTGCTGTCAGGCTTGACCCACTTCTTGTGTATGGGACTGTACTGCTGAACATTCTTGTACTTCTGCAGCTGAATGAAGTCATGATCGCCGCTCAGCACCAAGAAGGGCTGCGGCACTTCGCCACCAAAGGCACCGTCCTGCTGCAGATCGTTGGTCTGACTCCAGGCCGCCAGCACAGCAATAACGTCGTCGGCTTCGGCGCCGTCTACGTCGATCACAGTATAGGGAAAGAAAGCAGACAGCTCGGCACGAATTTCTGCCAGTGTGTCAAAGATCAGCTTCCAGTCAAAGCCGCTGTCGGCACGAGCCTTTTTGCGGCTGGCTTTATAGTAGGGGAATTTATCCTTGCGCCAGTAGTGACGATTGTCACAGGCTATGACCAGCTCGCCAAACTCGGCACCAAATTTTACCTTGTATGAACGTATGGCATTTACAATCATGTGGCGGATCAGATCCTTGCGAATCTCCACATCGGTTCGGCCTGCCAGTTCGCCCATGAGCGTACTGATGGCAGTCTGATTAAAGTCAACAACAATCATCTTGAGTCCTTGAAAATTAGTGGTAACGCCATTATATATGAAGTGGACTCTGCTGTCAAGTGGTGCGCACCATTTCAGTCTTCATGCAGCTTGCGCTGTTCAAACCGTTTTTCCTGCATGGTCTTTTCCTTGAACCATCGGCGGGGATTGCCGCACATGTAGCAATGTGAGTCTCCACAGTTCAGTATGTGCTTCTTATGATTGCGATGCGGCTGTTCGATGTACTTCCATTTACCGTTCTGATGCATGCCATAATCCTTGGCTATGCCGACCTGACGGTCTATGGCAACCTGATCTTTGTGCAGACGACGACTATGTTTGATCTTATCGTCTTCGTGACTCATGCTTCCTCCTAGAAGGCGTTGAAGTTATAACTGCTGTAGCGTTGCTTGGTTAAAGTTAACTGATGTCCGTGACGGTTTCGGAATTCAAATACACCCTGAGCCGGCAGTACTTTGACCAGATCCTGCGCACTGAACTGACTGTTGTTACGCTCTTCGTCGTCATCATCCCAGTCGCCCGAGCATGTTTCTCTGCCCAACACACTCTGTTCTTTGACTGACGCAGGCTTGGGAGACGGAGAAATCCAATGAAAACGTTCACGCTCCATGTTCATGGGATTGCCATGATACTCGTTGGGATGATGTACCTTCATGGTCTGACCGTTGACAACAACTCGGATGTCATAGAAGGTGCCGCTGTCAAACTCAGCCTTGACGTTCAGTAGTTTGACTGCTTCCTGCGGAGTGTCACCGTAGCGATTGATTTCTTCCACCAGAGCTTTCAGCATGTCAAAGTTAAATTCATTGAACAAGCTGGCCACGGTGCAGATGCTGTCTATGTTCTTCAGGCTAGCATCTTTAAGATTATCATAGCAGTATTCACGAATGAAACTTTCTTCCAGACCACGGAAGTCCAGCATGTAGTAGATGCGGCCTGGACGGTTACGCATATGACGATCCACTCGCCATTTGTCATTGCAGGTCAGCACAAACAGCTTCTGCATGGGATACACACCATCCATGAGTGTCAGTATGCTTTCCTGTTCATCTTCGTCGTAGACCTTTTCGAACTCATCGAACAGCACCATGCAGGGCTGGTCAATGTCCTGAATAAGTTTGTTGAACTGATCACCACTCCAGGCACTGTTGATGACTATGGTGGGAATGTTCTGCTCAGCACATTTGATGCTGAGGGTGCGTGCCAGCAGAGTCTTGCCCGACCCCTTCTCACCAGTCAGCATCACACCCGTACTTTTGCCAGTGCGATCCAGGAAGGTGTTGATGATGCGGTCTGCATTCTTCAGCGTGTCTCCATAGACCTTGCCCTGAGGTTTAAAGCTATCAATCTGTTCCAGGTACAGGCCCTCAAAGGGATGACTCTGTATGATGTAGTTGCCTGCAGGCAGATGATTGTGCAGATCTATGGCAGCGCTGTCGGCTACCTTGTAGGTGTTACCATTGCGAATAAAATAACTCATTAATAATCCTTGTTTAAGTACTCATTGAATCGTTGCTGTGCTTCGGTGAGTGTTACTGCCCATACACGGCCAGTAATTATACCGTCGCGAACATGAATGTCAAAAGGCACAACACCGCGAAATTCAAATTCATCAGGAAGTGCAGCAACGATTTCAAACCGCTGCAGATTTTTCATTCTGTGTATTACTTCATCGACCTTCATCTTGGCCTTTCTGAACTTGTTTAAGTAGCTCTAGCATGGACAGCAAATCGTTGACAGGTATGGTTTCTGCGGCAAAGTAATCGGCCGCGATTATGGGTTCGGGCCTGGCAGGAAATTGTACTACATTAGAAGTCGTCGTCACCAAAAACCTCCTCAATCATGACATGCATGAATCCCCAGCCCATCAAACTCAGCAGCATGGCCAGAGGATCTCCAAGTCTAAAAGACAAGGTCAACATCACGGTCCAGACAGCGACATTGATCCAGATCTTCATAAGGCTATGTAGATGCCAACAGCTACTATCGCCATCCATTCCATGATAGTGAACTGCTGTAGAAATGTCAAGAGTCTAGGAGCCTTTTTGTGGATCCAAAACTGGATTCTTTCCAGAGGTGTTATCATCTGCT